TGTGAAGGTAAGTCATAAATGTGATATTGAATCGCTTTAGCTGATTCTAATAAGTCATGTTCTGTTGGTTTTGTTTTCTTAACTAATGAACAAATGGCATTAAAATCGTTTGCAAATTTATCAGCATATAATTCCCCATCAAAAATTAAATTAGGATCAACTTCAAATAAATATTTCATTGATTCAAATATATGAGGTGCTGATATTATTTTCTTACCAGTACGAGACCACATTCCATCTACTCTAACAATACAACGAATACCATCTAACTTAGGCTGAGAATAAACAGGGTAGTTTACTTTTTCTTTAGTATAATCTTTAGCGAGCATTGGTTCAAAGAATACTTTATTATCAATTTGATTAATATCTTCAAATGAACCCGTCTCCATTTTCTTACGATGTATGGCTGTTGCTTCTTTAAGTGCTTGTTCTTCTGCTGTACAGTAAGATTTAGCATCACATGTTGTCCATTCAGATGTAGTTAGTTTCATTCCATCAAATCCACTAATTGTTCTGTATTTGTTTTGATTAATTTCAATTTCCCAAGTACATACCTTTCCAGTAGTGGACCTTGAGTAAAGTTTCGATAATTTCATAACCTTTATTCTTATTTATCTAAATGTACGAATAATATTTAGATAAACCAAACTTATTTAGTTTTTTTCTTACTTGTTGGAGTATTATTACTTTTTAATTGATTGATTGCATTTACTATATTCTGACAATCTTCGTATCTTTCTTGTTCAATGAAAAATTTCAAATTTTCCTCTAAAGTTTCAATAAAAAATTTCTTCTCTAAAGTCAAGTCCAATGTAGTATTATTTTCTAAAACATTTATTGAAATTATATGAACATGTTTTTTCTTAGTATTTACATTATTTAATATAGTTTTAATTATTGACTCAGAAATCCTAAAATCTTTATTATCTATCATAGTTTGAAATTCCTCAATATTATTTACATTTAGTTCTAGAGCCATTTTAGAATAATTTTAAAAATTTTAAACTTGTTTCTTTTTCTTTTAATTTAGAAAACTTTTCATCATTATTTAGTATTTTACTAGCTATTTTTTCTAAATGTTTTGCTTTTTGAGATTCATAATCCCTTATTATTTCCTGATGTTTTTTAGTCTTCTTCATGTCACTGATAAATATTTGCAAATTATTCAGATTTGCGTTCTTTATTTCTAGACACTAAATCATATGGGTCATTTTCTACTTTAATATCATATAACCCTAATTCTTCAAGACGTTTTTGAGTATAATCATCTACCTCCCAAGTTGGTAAATTTTCTCTTGTTGGTAAATGATCTTCCATTTTTTCTATTTGTTTCTCATCAAATACATTTTTATGGTAAAGAAAATAACAATTGTAGCATAATAACTGAATGTTACTTGGTTCCCAATGTTTCTTGTTATTGTCTTTAAAATGTAATATAAGAGGCATTTTATAGTCCATCAATCTACGTTCATGAAAACCACAGGTACTACATTCTTCTTTTAAATAACCTTGTTGAATCATCCTATGTTTAATTTTCTGAGGATTAAACGGTGATGGGTCTTCAGTTCCATCTATGATTTTTTGTATACATGGTTCTTTTCTCCCCCAAGGTGTATTACTTAAGAATTTAGGTATTCCTTTACCAGCCTGATTTTTATGTTGGTCAAATAGATTGGAATAATTTTCATCAGTAGCCTCATAAAATTTAGCCCATTTCTTATAATGAATATAACTACAATTGATATATCTGGCAGCGCTACGATTTGATTTCGTTTGACTCATAGCAGCCAATATATCTTGCTTACTTAGTGGGCGAGGTTTAGGCATAATTTACATATTAGGAATATCTAATCCTGATGACATACGTTTTTTAAATTTATTTTCTTCTTCAACATACTTAACATATTCCTCATGGTCTAAAACTACAGTTTCAGTATAAGTATGATCACCTTTTCCACGTTGTACTATAACTGGTTTTTTAGTCTGTACATCAGAACAATTGACACACGTATGTGTATTAGGTAAAATTTTTAATCTAGCTTCGGGAATTTGTACTCCACATTTACAATATTTAATTAACTCACTCATAATTTCGTTTTAATAATTTATCTATAAACTTCCATAGATCTATTGGGTTTTTAATTTTTATTTCGATTGATGGTTTTTCTTCTTCTTCATATATTAAAGGGTATACTTTTCCATTTTCGTCAACCCTATCATATAAATACCAAATCATTATCTCAGTTACTACTTCACCATATTTAAGTAAAAATAAATTCTCAATTATTTTAATGAAATATTCTTCATACGAATAAATATCAATGTTAAAGTCTTTATACAAAATATCTGAGCGTTGAAGGCAATGTTCTAACAATGTTACAGTCTCAATAAATACTTCTTTCTCTTTTTTTACTCTCGATGTCTTAGATTCTTCTAATTTAAGACGTTGGCCAAAATTTTTTATATCCATTATCTTAATTTTTTAACTCCATATATTTTTAAAAATGATTTTAAATCTAATTGTTTTTTAGCTGCGAAGTGTTCAGCTGCGTTTAATCGTGATGTATTAATCAAACGATTAATTATTTCTTGGTTTGGGTCTGATTTACTATAAAATCCGTATAACATAATTTTTATTTTAGTCTGTAAACATATATTGTATCTACTTTATTATCTTTTATTTTTAATTCTATTGTTGGGGTTAATGGTTTGTCTGAGTGGATAATAGCAGTATTATTATCTAGTAAGTAAATTCCATAAATACAAAATCCTGTAAATATGATAAATCCAATAGTTTCTTTAAGTATTTCTTTCATAATTTTTATTTGTTTAAATATACTAAATCATTTTGGTATTCCCAAACATTTTGGTTTTTCTGATACTACACTCTGTAAACGAGTGCCTAAACCACCTGCTAAAACAATACAATCTAACTGCATTCTTAAAAATATAAGTGCTCAACCATTTCACAAATAATGTGTCCAACCATGATGTGCGATTCTTGAATACGAGGCGTATCGTTACTCGGTACATTGATTAAATAATCACTGTAATTTTTCATTTCACCACCGGTTTCTCCAGTAAAACCAACAGTTATCATGCCTTTTAATTTTGCCATTTTAAAAGCCTCAATAATATTTTTTGAATTTCCACTGGTTGATAATCCAACAATTACATCACCCTTACGACCAATACCTTTTATCATTCTTGAATAAATTACATCATAACTATAATCATTAGCAACGGCTGTTAAATAGGATGTATTGCAATGTAATGCTTCTGCAGGTAAAGCATCTCTGTCTTTATAAAATCGACCACTAAACTCAGCTGCTAAATGTTGCGCATCGGCGGCACTACCTCCATTTCCACAAAATAAAACTTTATTGCCATTTTTAAATGTATCGGTGATAGCAAGACTGCATTCTTTTATGGTATGAATCCGATCTTCATTAGCCAATAATAATTGTTTGGTATCTATTGAAGCTTGAATTATTGATTTAATTTTTTCTATCATAAAAATATCTTGCGTGTAAATATACTAAATCATTTCGTATTCAATTTCAGTATCAGCTAATCCCCAATTATCATTGTTTTGTGATTCAGTAAAATATTCTATCCATTTCCAAGGATCGTTATAAACTGGAGGTGGTGTGTTTTTTGCCACTTCATGGACATCTTCAGTATTACCTCCCTGTGGGAGTATATTTTTATGGGACATATGATATATAGGAGTATCAAATAATGCTTTTATCTTATACCCATTTAAAACTGCTTTTTTCTGTACATTTGTATCTATAAAACAATTATAAAACATATTTTCTTCATATCCTTTAACATCCCACCATATTTTACGAGGTGCTAATTGAAAATCACCACAACAATTAATCAAACTATATTCATCACTAGGAGTTACTTTAGCGGGGTAATGTCTAGGTTTAGTTATTTGTTTTAAATATTCTCTATATTCTTGGAGATTATTGATATTCTTTAATACCTCTAAATATTCTATTTCTCTTCTACTGATAGTATAAAATGTACCTTTATCACTATTATCAATAATATTATGTAATTCTTCTTTATTAGGGGGAATATTATCTGTTGTAGTAGATACAACCCAATCAGCATCTGTTCTTCTTAAAGCTAAATTAAATGAAATAGGCCCAAAACATTTAGGTAAATTAGGTATATTATCAGCATACATCTGATGAACAGATGGAGGGATAATAAAATGTTTAATTCGTCCTGTTTTAGGAATTAAATCCATTACATCATATAATAAACTATGAGTGGGAGAGTTCCAATCTACATAATTTACTTCATCAAAAGTGTCTAATAAAGTATTTAAATGTATGGCGATTCTTTCTTTTTCTTTATATCCATCATTTCTACTAAATGTTATTACTGATGTTTTCATTATTTTTTAATTATATTTATTTGTAAATTTATTTCTAATGATTTTAACATAATATATTTTTTACTTTTTCAAATCCAATTTTGCAATTTTCTTTCCAATTACCACCATCACCACTATCTGATACCCATTTATATGAGGTAAATTTAATATTAAAACGTTTACATACTTTAGCAATTGCAAAACATTCCATATCAAATATATTACATTTATTTATCATTTCCAAATAATTTTCTGAATATTTATTTATTTGGTTATGGTCATAAAAATAATCTGTTGTAAAGCAACTTGTAAAGTATAAAGGATTTAAAATTATTTCACTCGCATCATCTTCAAATGGTGTTTTACCATAATCTGTTAATGGAGTGGCGTCTATATCTTGGAATACTTTACCTACTTTAACTATTTCTCCTACAGGTAATAATAATGAACCACAAGAACCAACATTGATAATTTCATTATATCCTTGATTAAATGCTTTACAAGCGGCTATGGTCGCATTTACTTTTCCAACTCCACTAAATATAACAGGATATCCTAATATTTCACCTTGCATTTCTACTTCATCAGGAACTGCTACTATAAACACTCTATTCATATTGTATTAAACTTTTAACATCTGTCGATCCATGTAAATATTTTAAATCAATTAAAACTAATTTACCTACAACAGTATAACCTGCTTTTTCACATAATTTTTCAACAGCTTCCATAGTTCCACCAGTAGCATATACATCATCAACAATAACTACCTTCCCTACTCCAGGATGGATTTCTAATGTATCCTCTCCATATTCCAAAGAATATGTTTCATTAACAACAGGTGGTGGTAATTTTCCTTTTTTTCGACACATTATCATTCCTTTATCTGTTTGGACTGATAAAGCTGAAGCAAATATAAATCCTCTTGAGTCAATTCCTACCCAATAATCAGGTAAAGGTACGTGTAAAGACATTTCTTTAATAAGTCTTGGAAAATACGGAGATTTAAGTAAAGGAGAAATATCTCTAAATATAACGCCTTTAGTTGGAAAATCAATTACATCAGTGATGTATTTATCTTTAATATAGTTTTTTACATTTAGTATCATAAAAGTTTTGAATTTAAATCACGTGTGGATAAAATTGGATTAGAAATAGGCCAATAAATATTAATTTTAGGATCATTCCAATTTAAACTAAATTGATCTTTTACATCTGGGTATTTTCCTGGATATGACCATTTATAGAAAAACGTCGCTTCTTGGCTTAGAACTAAATGTCCATTAGCAAACATAGGAGGGATTAAAACTTGTTTTTTATTATTTGATGTTAATATAATTGAATCCCATTTTAAATAGTTAAGAGACTCAGGCCTATTATCTACCACTACTAAATAAATCTCACCACCTAAACATGTAATTAATTTCCATGCTTTGTCATCACCGTGTAATCCTCTCAAAACGTGTTGTCTAGATACTGCTACTTTATCATGATTAAAAATTAATTTATGTTCATCTTGATTAAATAAAGTATATAATTCTCCTCTATAATCCTCAAATGATGAAGGTTGAAATATTTTTACTTCGTTAAATATCATATATCATTTAATGTTTTAATTAATACATCAATTTTTTCTTGTTCTAATACCGGGTAATTACCCACATACCAACTAAAATGATGAATATGGTCGGTATTTTTAAATTCATCTAAATTAATATTATAATTTTTCTTAAAATAAGGTTGACGTAATTGATTTCCTCCACCTGATAATCCTCTTCTAAATTCAATACCCTTTTCTTTTAATATTGATTCTATCCTATCTCTTAATTCAAATGAACCTTCTTTTAATACTACTATAAAAGCATAATTACATTGACCTTCCATTTCAATGTCAGTATGGTACTTATTAGAATCTAAACGCTCCATAAAATATTTAAAATTATTTATCCTATGAATATTATTTAAATCTAATTTTTTAATTTGAGATAAACCAATAACGGCATTTAATTCAGTACTTCTAAAATTATGTGCTGGGTGTAGGAATATAAAATCTTTATTTAGATCCGGGTTTTCATCGATAATATTTTGTTTAAATTTTTCATCTGTTATTTCCCTAGTCATACCATGTGAACGTAATGCTCTACAAACTTGATAAAAATGTTCATCATTAGTGCAAATCATTCCACCTTCAATTGTTGACATATGGTGAGCAAAATAAAAACTAAAGTTAGAAGCAAATCCAATTGAACCTACTTTTTGTCCTTTAAATGTAGTACCATGAGATTCACAAACATCTTCAATTAATAATATATCTTTATCTTTACATAATTGAATTAGTTCATCAGATAATGCATTAATACCTAATACGTGAGTTAAGAATATTGCTTTAGTTTTTGGAGTTATAACTTGTTTTAATTTTTCAATATCAAATGAAAAATTCTTTAAATTGATATCACAGAATACTGGTTTAAAACCACTAAATATAACTGATGATATATCGGATATCCATGTTAATGGTGGGACTATAATTTCTCCATCTCCGTGAATGTAATTTAAAGCTAACATAGTTAATTCATTAGCTGATGCTCCTGAGTTTAGCATTAGGTTATATTTTGTTCCTAGCCATTGTCCCCATGCATTTTCAAATTCAACCACTTTAGGCCCATTTGTTAATTTTGGAATTTGGTCTTGACTTAAAAAGTCGATTAGTGATTGAATATCTTCCTTATCGATATTATCACTCATTAAAGGTAAATAAAATTTATTCATATATCGTTGTTACTCCTGTTTTATCAATTTTAAAATCTAATACACTTTCTTTATATTTTTCTATTATATTCTTTTTAACTATTGGGTTACATATTGCTAATACGAATCCACATCCACCACTACCTAATAATTTAGCTCCATAAGCTCCCATATTTATTACATCATCAATGATAACTTTTATCTTACCATTTGATATATAAGGTGAGATCTTTTCTTTGCTTAACCAACTTTCATATACTAATTCTCCAATACCTTTTAAATCTTCACACTCAAATAATTTATATGATTGTTTAGCAGTTTCTAGTATTTGATATTTATTATTAATATCATCCTCATGAGACTTAGCTATAATATTATTATCTCTTTGTGCTTCAGTATAAATTAGAACCATCGAATCTTGTAAAGTCTGTTCAAATTCTTCTGTAATTGGGAGAGGTTTAATATAATAACTTCCATCTTTCTTTATTTCAATAGATGAAAATCCTTTAGCAAATGGCCATATTTGATCCTGGATGCCTCCACTTTCCTTTAAAATTTCTCTTTCAATTTTAATAGCAGAGTCAATAATATCTTTTTTATTAATGTTTTCTTCTTTGATTTTTTTTATTAAATAAGATAATGCTATACAATATGAAGAAGATCCTCCTAATCCTGTTCTAGAAGGAATATCAGATGTTGAGGATAATTCTATAGGTCTATCTATATCATGATATTTTAGTGTTTCTCTAATTAATGGATTTTTAAAATCATTTATTGAGTCAACTAATTCATATTTAGAATAAGTACATAGATATTGATTAGATAATATTTTAGGTCTATTTCTCATTGATATATAACAATATTTATTAATAGGAGTACCTATCATAAAAGATCCATATTTTTCATAAAATCCTTTATAATCTGTTGATCCACCAAATAATGATATTCTAAAGGGGGCTTTTACTGTAATCATAATTTATATTTATTTTTCTCCATAATAATCACCCCATTCTACTAAAATAGTAGGGCGATTATCTGTTCTTTCGTAAGCGTATTTAAATGATTCAAATATTTGATGAGGTTCATCTAACCTAATAATATCAACCCAGTCGCACATTGCCTTAAATCCTGATGTGAAATCAGCTATATGTTGATGTTGTGGATGAAGAGGGCGTTGAGCTCCAATAGACGTTCTAATAATTACTTTAGGTGTATATCCACCATCAGACATAATTTTAATTTTATCTAAATGATTAATTACTTGATTAGCTGCTAATAGTAAAAAATTCCATCTTGGATATATTGAAATAGGTATAGTACCATTTAATGCCATTCCTATAGTCATACCCATTTGCATGTCTTCATTTACAGGCATTTCCAGCAATTTATTTTTATTTACATCTTTAAGAGTATTAGTCATTGCTGTACCAGCATATTCTACTGCTTGTCCTAAGAATAATGTGTCTGATTTTTCATTTAACCAGTCCATTGATCGTTTTAATTCGTCAAAGTATTTCATATTTTTAAAATTGAATTCGTTTACCTGCCCCAGCATGTGGGTATTTTGTTTCGTATTGATAGTAAATTATTTTTCTTGTTTCTTTAGCAAAAAATAATTCATCTACATTCCATGTCTTTTTTGTTTCTGTACAAACTGATTTTCCATTATCTTCAATAACATATGTGATGGGTAAATCAAAATTAACAGCGTATTTCCAATTCTCAAAAAAAGTACCTGTTTCAGATGTCATATCACCTACAAAACACCAAATATGATTAGTACCTCCCTTACGTTTAATATCTAACGCTACACCAGTTGCAATAGGAATATTACCTGTTACTATAGCAGATGAATAAATATTATATTCAGGATAACATAGAGTAATTGATTTGCCATCTAAAATATCTTGTTTAACTTGTTCGGGTGGTACACCTTTAAGCAAACACTGATAATGAGATCTCCAGGTACAAAATATCCAGTCTTCTGGTTGTACTTGTTTAAATATATTAATCATTTGGTCTTCATTTCCATAATATAAATGAACTGGAGCTTTAATCATAGCATTATTAAAACAGTCTGCTATATCTTCTTCAAATGATATTAATTGTTCTTTTTTTAAGGTTTCCATAAAAATTTTTTTCTTTTATCTATTATTGTTTTAAAATTTACCATCCATGGGTCATAAGATGATCCATCTGTATTATGTACTCTATTTCGAATATGTTTATCTTGTACTTTTTTAGAAATTTCATCTTGTTCCATCCTTTTGTTATGCATGCTATAATGTTTAATTCCTATAATTTCAATAGCATCTATAATATCAAATTTATTTGAATTTTTTACAAAATTAAATAAACATGTATCTCCACCCCATGTTGGTATTTCTTTAGGATAAAATTCACCTAAATCTTTACAATAATTAGAAGAAAGTATAGGAAAACAACAACTTTCATCACCATATGGATTTAATATTTCTCCTTTTTCATTCCAATGGGTATCGTCATTTATTTTGAAATAAAAATATCTTTTATTTTCTTCTATTTCAGGAAAAATTTCTGAGTAGGAGTGAGACAAAGCTTGATGTAAATTATCATCCCAATTATCTATACTTACTTCACAATCATTTCCTAATATCCAAGTAAAATAAGAATCAGAAGCTAATTTTAAACCTAAGTCATAATAATCATTAGGTAAATCTAATTCTTCTTTTTGTTTTCTACTTATGAATTTAAAATCATATGTGATTTGAGAAGACATCTCATGAAATAAATTCAGTGTTTCTTTATCATCATGATCACAAATAGAAATAACTTCAATCCAATCTTTATTATAAGTTTTTTCTTCTATTGATAATAATAATTTTTTAACTAAATCATATCTTCCTCGTGATGGGAATATAATTGTAACTAATTTTTCTTTATTCATTGTAACTAATTTTTCTTTATCCATAATATATAATATAATTAAAAAAGTTTAATTTTCCAAATTTTTAATAAAAAGCTCTAAATAAGTATTCATTATGAAGAGTATTAGGTATATTAGAAAATATATTTTCTTTAGATGATTTAAAATTATCATTACCATCATGATAATGCATAGCATTGATATTTAGTCCATATCTCCACCAACATACTAATCTTGATCCTTGTTGTAAAGGTTGACCACGATGTATAGCAAAGGTATCTGCTAAAATCGCTGTACCTGCTTTACCTGTTATAACAATTGATTTATCAGATTCAGAACCATCTTGAGTTCCGGGATAGAAAACATGAGGACCTGTTGTTTCATCTACATCAGTTAAATAAATAAATAATGCTAAAAATCTAAAATCATCATGATCTCTATGATTATTTTGAGTTCCGTATATTTGTCCTTTATATATATGCCACCATGAATTTAATGAGTATAATGTTGGAAAACATCCTAAATAAGCTTGAGATAAAGATAATATATAAGGATCAACTATTTTATTTAAGATTATTGGCATATTTAACAAAGAAGTTGGTGGATAACTTAAAGTATTAAATCCATAATCAGGAGTTAGTTTTCTTAAAACTTGATCACTATATTTAGGAACATGGGTATTATATCCTTCCTGTTCAATTAATGTGTTTTTTATTTCTTCAACTTCTTTTTGAGATAAAAAATTATCAAATGTTATATATCCTTCTGTTTTTAATTTTATTTCATCTTCAATTTTATGAATATTTTCTACAGGAGAAATACAAGTATTTACTATTTTATTAATTTCTAAAGTTGTATTTTTTCTAATATTTGAATCTAAATAAGTATGAATGTTAATATTAGGTATTAAAGAAGAAATTTTTAATTCTGGGGTGTTCATGTTTAAAATTTTAATTACTATATATAAATCCAACTCCTCTACAACTACCATTAGCTTGAGAATTATATTCTACTCTATGAGTAGAACTCCATTCTGTTAATGATTGTTGGATGAATTCGTATGTAAATGGTTGATTATGATAAGAATCAAATCCTAATTCAGGATGACCAGGAACAACAAAATCATGTACTACAATAATTCCTTTATTTTTAGTAATTGTTTTAATTTCATCATTAATAGGCCAATAATTTTCCCAATGGGCATCTAAGAAAAAAATACATTTATCTGCTTCTAAAGTGGACATAATTTGATTTAAAATAATAGGAGAATTTCCTACATACAAATCTACATTAGTACGGCCATATTCATCTAATCGTTGTTTAGTAACATCTACTGCTTCTTGTAAAATTTCAATTCCTATAACTTTATCTACCATATAAGATAATTCTAAAGTAGATCTTCCTTCATGAATTCCTGTTTCAATTACCGTAGTAATTCCGTACTGATTGATTATTTCATGAAATTTTGATTTTAAGAAAGTATCATCTAATGCATACTTCCCATAAGTGTTTGTTAATGCCATTATTTTTTGTTTTTAATTGTTAATTTATGTTATAATTTTTTTTAATATTATTTAATACGGAATTATTAGAAAAACTTCTATGAAATAACCCACAAGTTAAAGGAGAAATTATAGAATTATTTCTATTATTACTATATTTACGTTCATCGTAAGAAAAATTTTTATCTATCTTAGATATTCTTTTTTTCCAAAAGTAAGGAATTTCATCTAAATAACATTTCATATCAGTGCCATCATTATCTATAACGGTATAATTTTCTTTAGATAAATTGATATTTACATAATTTTGATCATTATCATTATATCCTATTTTCAATTTTATATTATCTTCAAAAAAACCAGAAGGAATAAATAAAGGAGGACATATATTTGAAGATTGTTTTTTATTATTTTCATCACTATGTAAATGAGCATATCCATCAAAATGTCTAAAATATTCTTTATAAGGAACGGCTTGAAGTTTTTGAATTGGATTTGGTAAAAAAGCATTAAAATAATCTGGCCTTGGAAGAAAAAGATAATTAAAATCTCCTGTAAACCACCATTTATAATATAAATTTTTAGTTATAATTTGAGCACTATCAAAACAATTACTTATTGTATGAGCAAAATTTTCTTCTAAAATACAATCTCCATTAGATGTAAAATAATTATAAAAGGGTTCTTGATTAAGAAAAACATTATTAACCTCAGGCCAATGACTAAAATAAAGAGAAGCTTCTCTATTTGATAATTTAATTTTAAATTCTTCTACTGTTTTTTTAAAATTATCTATATTACTATCTATAAAAACATGATCATGGTTACAGCAAAAATATATTAAATCATTATCTAATAAATCATATAATTTTTTCCAATCATCTTGTCTTTCACATCTATAATTATTTAAAATTAAATTATGTTTTTGAAAAAGATCTGTTATATATTCAAATAAGTTTATTTTTTCATTTTCAAACTCGGGATGTAAGACAACATTTATAATAACTTTACTCCAGGGATATATATCAACTACACTAGCTAAAGTATATTTAAAAATATCTATATTACTATAGTTATTGTAATTTCCTCTATAGTATACTCCAGGATTTCTTATTCCTTTATCTAAATAAATATTATATAATAATATCATTTTATAAATTTAAATTAGTTAAATTAAAATATTCAAAAGGAGTACCTAATACTAAAGTTTCATTTTCAGCATATATAGTATCTGTTATTATATTTAGTTTATCTTTTATCATACCTTTATATATTTCACTTATAAAATTATTATTACTATAATATTTTTTAAATATATCAATTGATGAAAACCCATACATTCCTGATGTTGCTAAATTAGATATTAATATTTTTTCTGATATTTCTTTAATATAATTATTATTTAATAGTACATAACTATATTCATGGTTATTAGCTTTAAATAAATCAATAAAACCATCATTTTTTAATAAAGATGTTTCTATATTTTTAAAATTCCTATTATATAATATTGTATCAATATTATGAAATAAGATAGGACCTTCTACTTTAGATACCAATTCTATTTTAGAAATACCAATATTAGCCGTTTCAGCCTGACCTTTTGTATCAGAAATAATTACTAAATTATTTTTTGATATATTATAATATTCTTGTATTTTATTTAAATGAGGAAAAAAGTTTTTATCATTTTCATTAACTATTAAGTAAATATTTTTAAATTGATATTCTTTTGTAAAATTTTTTAAAATTTCTGAAAGAATAGTATGATTTCCCCAAGGTAATAAATATTTTGGGATTTTATATCCCTCTTTAGTAAACCTACTATATTTACCCGCCATTGTTAATATTAAATTCATAATTTATTACTTTTTAGTGCCATTCGTTTTTAGGAAATATTGTAATATCTTTTACAATAACGTTATCTGGAAGTTCAACTATATATTTTATTGTATTTGCTATGTCTTTAGGGTTTAGTAGTTCTTTTATATTTCCATTATATGGATTATTAGTATTCCATAAAGGGGTATTAATCCCACCTGGGTATATGGTTGTGAATAAAATATTATTAATTAGCTCTTGAGCAACTGCTTCTGTAAATCCTGCAACTCCAAACTTAGAAGAGCTATATATAGCTTGATTTTTAATTCCATGTAATCCAGAGACTGAACATATATTTATGATCCTTCCTTTTTTAATTTTCTTAATAGCGTTTAAAGTACAAAACATATAACCTTTTAAGTTTATATCTATAATTCTATTTATATCCTCTGGTGTAGACTCTACAAAAGGCTTTGTAATAAAGGTGGCTGCGTTATTTATTAATACATCAATCTGCTCAATTCTATCAAAAGCATCAATAACTGAGTATTGATTACTCATATCAATATCTATGGCTTTAAAATTTGGTTTACCAAATATACTGTCTATATCTATTAGCGATTGACTGTTTCGACTAAGACCTATTACATTCCATTTTCTATCTATAAACATCTTAGCGACAACTTTACCAACACCACCCGTAACTCCTGTAATAACTATAGTTTTATTTTTCATAAGTAAGTTCTTTATAAATTCTAGCAATCTCAGAAATCTCTTCATACGTAACATTATTAATAAAGGTATATTTTCCAATTTCTATAGGTATTGGTAGATTCTGATTACCGTTTCTATGCTTTGTTGTGTCTTGTAAGGATTCATATAACAGCAAGGGATCAGTAAAGGAAATATGATATACTGGTAAATTCATATCTTTTGCTGTGTTTATTATTCTTTTTACATCTTCTAAACTTAGATAATTCCTATTATAGGACAAGATTGCTGAGAATATAACATCTAAGGTTACTGCTTGGCCATGTAATAATTCGGGTATATTAGGGTCTACTAAAGATTTCATTTCAATAATCGGACTAAAGGAATGTCCATAATCAACACATCTTTCTAAGTTCTTCTCCCACAGATTATCTTGTAATTCTTCAATCATTCCCTGTACTGATTTATCTATTACTTCGTCAGCATACTCTGAGTTAAATTTTGTTTGGAATAGTTTTTTTGAGTGTTGTTCTATTATCGAAAATAACGAGTAATCCTTAATTACAGCCATCTTTAAAATCTCACCCATTCCTGAACTTATTTCTTTATGATCTAGAGTTTGAAGGAATGTTTTATCTAAAAAACACACTATTGGAGGATAATAGGATCCTAATCTATTTCTTCTTGTTAAGAAATTTATACCGGTTTTTGCCGCTACACTTACATCTACAATACCTAATAATGTTGTAGGTATTCTAATATAGGGAACTCCACGACGATATAGAGTCGCAGCTAATCCAACTATATCTAAAATAACTCCTCCTCCTATACTAACAATAGGTTCGTTTTTTCTATCTACTCCAAAATTTTCTATTTCTTCTAAAAGTAAAAGTAAATTATCTAAATTTTTTTCTATTTCTGTACCTTTTAAAAGTACAATACGAGTTTCAATATTATTATATTTAAAAAAAGAATTAATTTTATTATAGTATAATTTATTAACTTCCTCGTCTATAACAACTAATACTCTTTTTGAAATATAATTTAATAAATCTTTATTATTTGTTGATAATATATCAGATGAATTTTTTATTTCATATTTTATAGATAAAGATGTTTCAATATTCCAATTCATTTTAATTATTTATATCGTTAAATAATTTAGATGCTAACCCATAAAAAACTATCATTTTATTTGGATCTATATCTTGTTTGAAAGGCAGCATTCTTATAAACTGTGATATTTCTAATAGTTTGACGACCATGTATGATTGATTATTTAAGTCTTGTTTTAAAAAAGCTTCCAATAATTGATTAAAATATTCAATACCTTTATAAGTAGGTAAATCAAATAAAACTTCATTATTATTAATAATACAGTTTAAATTATTTATAATTTCATATTTTGAATTTGAGGATTGTAATAGCTGAGAGTAATCTGCTAGCTTTGAATCTATTATATTCTCTTCATAAGGGTCTATAAAAACTATTCTATTTTCATTCGGAATATATAACATATTTTCTAATGTTAAATTACCGTGTGAATAGGTTTCATATTCTTCGTTATAGCTAGTATTAAGTAAAATCTTATATTTTTCTAAATTATATAAAAGAGAATAAACTTCTTCTTTATTAAATTTTATTTTATTGTTTGAGATAAATTTTAAAAATATTTTATTATTACATGCTTTTAAAGATTGTTCAACTTCTTCACGTATATATAAATCTATAGATTCTTTACAAGAGTATATTTTTATATTATGTAATAAATTCATTTTTGTAATAAGTTCATTAAAGAAACTTTGTATTTTACTTTCATCAGTTTCATTTAAAAGATATTCATGAGCATTAATAGAATTTTCTATATATTCCATATCAAAATAAGCATAATCTTCTTTAATACCGTATTTTAATATATTTGGGAATAACCCAGGAAAATATATAGAATATCTTTGTAGTTTTTTTAATTGTGAATACCATCTTCTAAAACCATATTCTCTATTTTTAGAAATAGATACTTCTTTTCTTACATATTTTTTTAAATTTTCTTCTATTAAATATGTATTAGAAAGAGAACCACCTTTTAATTTTGTTATATTAGTCATAATTTTTATCATTTAATATATTTAAATATATGTTTTTAGACATTAGACTATATATTATATCCAAACCATCTTTAGTCATTTTATTAAAAGAACTATCCCAATTTTCACTAGTATTACAACTAACTCTATAATAATAAGGTTCAATATCTAATCCTAAATTAATATTATATTTTTGATTCATTATTTCATTTAATCCAGTAGCAAATCCATCTGAATTTGGTTGAGGACCAAAATCTCCACAACAAGCATCCATAAGTTTTCTAGAAAAACAAGGGGCCGTACCTTGGGTTTTTGGAGAAACAAAAGCTTCTGTTCCTATATAATTATAATTATCAGGAATATTTAATATTTCTGTTACAAATCCGGGTCTAGTATAAATAAAATCATCTGCTATTACTTGTATCCAAGTACAATTTGGATTTTTATATTTATATAGATAAGTTTGTACCTCATGTAAAGAACTTCTTCCTCCTAGTCTTTCCCAAAAGAAAGGTTTTATATTTAAATTCCAATATAAATCTAATATACTTTTAATATCTTCAATATTATCATCTTCATCAAATTTAATTAGAAATTCACTATTTTGTCTTTCATCTACTGTGGTATTTTTTATAAATGAATTTAGTAAATTAGGTAATCCAAAATCAGGATTATCTTTCATTCTAGAGGAAAAAATTACTGTATACATATTTTTCTTTTTATTTTTATTTTTAACATTTCTAATATATTATCAACGGCTATTTGCCCAAATTTATTTTTTACTTTTTCTAAAAATAAAGGATATGAGTGATATTCATCAAAAGCTTTATCTCTAAATTCCAATACTTCAGCCGGGGATAAAGTTTCTGTTGGAAGTGGTAATGTATCATATCCATGAAATGAATATCCTTCATAAGTATCAGGTAATTGGATACCATTTAATACAGCGTCTTTATATAACTTACTTCCAGGTAAGGCCATTGCCGCATATGCATTCCATCCGAATGTACATAATTCTTTAGACAATTCCAAAGTTTTTTGCATACTTTCTTTAGTATCTCCTGGTAGTCCAAAGATGTAATTTGCCATTACTTCAATGTCAGCGGCATGTACTTGTTCAATTACTTTATCAATATCAACATCTTCAAATTTACCTTTAGACACTTCCAAACGAACGGATTTATCTCCACTTTCAATTCCTAGAGCTAACCATTTAATACCTGCTTCTCTAACTAATGAAAGTAAGTCAGGACGTCTAACAGTATCTACTCTTGAATAAGCCCACATTCTAAGAAACTTACCATATCCTCTGTCTCTTAACATTTCACAAAGAGGAACATAATATTTTCTATTTAATAGAAACATTTCATCTGTAATCTTAATAGTATGAACTCCTAATTCAACCAATTTATCAAATTCTTTAATAATAAATTCTGGTGACCAATAGCGCATATTACTATAATTTCCAGCTACTCCTATTTCTTCTTCATCATTTCTATTTAATATATTAATCATACAGAAATCACACCCAAACTGGCATCCTAATGATGTTTGAATAGCGGCATATGGTGATCTTTTATTTTGATCATATTCAGCATGCCACATAGGAGCTCTATATAAATCAAGTGGTTTTTCTTTCATTGGAAGTAAATCCCAAGCATATCCTGGAAGGTCAACATCCATTAATTCATTAGGTACTACTCTTTCTGCTGGGTTAATCTTAGGGATTCCATTTTTTTTCCAAACAATTCCTTTAATATGATCTAAATTATTAGTATCAATTGTTTTTTCAGCTAATATGTTTCTTAAAGCATATACTCCTTCATTAGTAAATGCAAAATCAATAGATGGTTCTTCTTTTAATGCTTTAACAGGAACGGCTTGCACATATGAACCAATATAACTAATAGGAATATTTACACCTATATCTTTAAGATAATTAGATAAGTAAATAGCTCCACTCATATTCACTGTGCCTGAATTTACATTTTGTCCATAAACTACAAAGCATATTAGACGAGGGTTAATATTTTTAATTCGTTCAGCTACAATTTCTTTATTTAATTGTTCAGCATTAACATCAATAAGTGACACTGTATATCCTACTGATCTACACGATTGAGCTAAAAGTAAAGCCCAAGTTGGTGGTTCAATAGCAGCATATTTATTTGCTAAATCTTGATAAATACCATTAGAATTTCCTGGTGATATAAATAATACGTCTATCATAAGTTTGTAAAATCTTTATTTTTAAATTTGTTAATTAATTGATATCCTTTAATTAATTCTTGAATACCATCTTCTAACGAGAATATAGGTAACCATCCTTGAGATTCCAACTTTTTATTAGAAACTCTATAATTTCTTTGATCAAAATCTTTTTTAAATTCATTTTGAACAATTACTAAATCAGGAATATATTTTTGGATAATTTGAGTTAATTCTAGTTTAGTGCAATTGGCTGATGATAAACCAACATTAAACGCATTATTATTACATTTATTATAATTTTCAATCATGAATAAGAAAACATTCGCTACATCTCTTACATGAATGTAATTACGAATAAAATGTGATTCAAATAATACTAGATATTTATCTACTATTGATTTGTAAACAAAGTCATTAACTAATAAATCCATTCGCATTCTATATGACATACCAAATACAGTTGCTAATCGTAAAGTTATACCATTACCTGATTCTAGCACTGCCTTTTCAGCGTCGCATTTTGTTTGAGCATATAATGATAGTGGTTTAAATAGACTATCTTCCGTTATTATTTCTGATGATGAACCGTATTGACTATTAGTATTTGGAACTAATAACATTTGATCTTTAGTAATCCATTTAGTAATATTTTTTACTTGTAGATAATTAACTTTAACTGTTAATTCAGGATTAGCTTCACAAGCTGGCATTCCTACAATTGCTGCTAATGGGATTATTACATCATGTTTTTCTACTAATGATTTTAGTAGTAATTCATTAGTTACATCACCTAATATAAAATCGAAATTAGGATGATAAGTAAATGGAGCTACTGATGTTTGTTTGTATGTTAAGTTATCTAAAACTGTTACTTGGTATCCTTTATTAAGTAATACCTCTGTTAATACTGAGCCTAAGTAACCTGCTCCTCCTGTGATTAGTATTTTTTTCATTTATTTCTTTTTTAATAATCCAACTTGATATTCACTAAATATTACTTCATAAAAATCAGCATAATGTGTTGTAAAAATTATTTTGTTTTTCTTGTCGCTTAATAGTTTTATGATGATAAAGTGCTAATTTTTCCATTTCAGGTATTAGACTCCAAGTTTTAAATCCATGCAATTTTTCATGAACTTTATTCATCCATTTAATATCTTTACTATTTTTATAAATTCTCCATTGGTAGTCTGGCCAATTTACCCATCCAGACTCATTAACCGACCAACCCCATTGTTGTATATGATCTTGAGTTAATCCATCTACTGTATTGACTCTAGGAACTAACAATACTTCGCAATTAGTGTTTCGACTTAAAAGATCCGGCAACATCTCAATTAACGTTTCATTCGGTAACTCATCCGCATCTATTTGGAATATATAATCACCAGTACACCAACTACTTAAATAATTTTTTAAATCAGCAAAGTGACCATTAAACGGATATGGATACCATTTAAACCCACAATCATCATTTATTGAGTTTGCTCGTAAATATTCTTCAACTGATGAAGAACCATTTATGCTATCAAATAATATAACGATTTCATCTTGTTGTCTCTTATTCTTTAAAAGAAAAGTTAACAAATGTTGAATTTCTACTATTTCATCTTTAACTGTTATTCCGTAACTTATTTTCATATTTAAAAAACATTTATTAATTTTCCTTCTTTATCTGACAAAGTGATAATATTGAATTTATTATCATAATAATTTCGAATTGTACTAATGGCACCATTAACTCCAATGATATTAATATAATTATTAAATAACATATTAAATTCATTGATTGGAAACTTAAATAGCTCATTCTTATTAAACTCGGAGTAGTATTCATAAAATATATTCATGTCAAAATTACCCGTTTTAATCATTTCAATGTATTGGTGTCTTTCTATCATATTATTATTTACTCCAAATATAATACCTTATTTTTAATCTTCCAAACTTTCTTCCTGAGGAAGGATACCTATGTGACTTAGTGCATCCATATAATCACCTTCTTCGAAATGTTGTATTGTATCCATATCCATTCGGAATTTATAATATTCTCCTGGTTTTGATTTTATTGGGTATTTTTCTTTTTCTTCTTCTAATACAGGTACTGCTTTTACAGCTGACCATTTCCACAAATCTGCTCCTGTACCATTAGCAAATATCATTCCTTGTTCAGGTGAATTTACAGATGAAGGCATCCAAATTTTTCCTTCATCGTCTGTAAACATTAAGTCTTTATACAATTCAGGTAAAATTTCTTTTTGTTCTTCTAAGAACGCTTCACCTTCTTTCATTAAAGTTGTTGTGGTAAAACCACACCCCATACAGTGATATGATTTTATACCACTATATGGTTCAGTTTCCATACATGCGTCTGAGTCGCACCTTTTGCATATTATTAAATTATCCATTTTATTTTAATTTATTTTTTTAGTTATTACAAATTCATTTGATCTTTTTTCTACATCAAATGTGTTTTTATTTATAAATTTATCTACTATTTTAGTGAAAACCTTCATCCTTAAATTTCCATAACTATCATTAGAATATGCTTTGAAATATAATATAGGATATTGATTTTTTTCTATAAAAGGTAATATTTCATCTTTAAATATTTTAGAAACAGTGTCTAAATAATTTTCACCTTTTAATCCTTCTTGTTTAGCAAATCCATCTTCTTTCTCAGGAAAATAAAAATCTAAAATCCAATAATGATTTTCATTTATCCCACCTTTCTTTAATGTTATAATAAAATAAGGATCATTTTCATATTTTATTTTAAACATTAATTCCCCACTATCTCTTACAATTTTTTCATAATTATAACTTAATTCAGGATTTAAAAATTCAGTGAGTAAGGTATTAGCTAAAGAATAATATTCTTGTAATCCTTTATTTTTTAGTATTTTTACATCTTCATGAAATAATATTTCAATGAGTTTTTCTTCATTAAATTGTTTATCCATTTTATTTTAATTTATTTTTTTAAGTTTAGGTAACTCGATTTTTTTAAGTTGAGGAAGTTTAAGTTGAATTTGTTTTGGGAACTCGGGAATTGATTTAGTTAAATATTCATCTAATTTATCTTTCATTTTATCCCAACTAAATTCTGTTTTACTATAATATGCTTGACGTTTAGCGTTTTCAGTATAGTTTTTATAGTTTTCAAACACATCTTTCATGTAATGACCTACTTGACCTTGATCTACTGATAACCATTGACTTTCTTGTAATAACCACTGATTAGCAGCACTTGGATGAACATTAGTCATTTGACCAGGTAACATAGTTGTAAATTCTGATTTTAAGAAATCTGTATGTCCGCTCCAATTAGTAGTAATCATTGGTTTTTTAACTAAACTAAATTCAAGTAATGGGCGACCAAATCCTTCACCTCTAGTTAGATTAATCATAGCTTTTACTTTAGAATGATTATATAATTCATTCATTTCTGAATCTGTGAATTCACCATGTAAAAGATATATGTTTGGTAAGTCTTTTGAGTTAACTGTTTTTTTAATCATTTTAATACGTTTAAGAATTTCTTCTCTATCCATATATGATGATCCAACCATTGATGTTTTTAAAATAAGAGCTGGTTTTGTCTTTTTATTTTTAAATATCTCATAAAACGCCTTAATCAATAAGCCGACGTTTTTGCGGTCTTCACCTAAGTCGCCTTGAACCCAATGTCCTACGAAAAGATAAGCGAAACTTTCTTTAATTGAATCAAGTTCGATGTTTGTAATTTGATTTTGGTTTATAACATTATAAACATCTAAATTAGCTCCTTCAAATAACACTTCAATTGGTTTTTGAAGTTGTATCATTCCTTCTACTTGATTTGTTTGTTGATTACGTCTTTCAAATTTACTTTCTTCAAATACTTTTTTCGAATGATTAGATGAAACTAAATTCAAATCCATTCTATTTAATCCTTCAATCCAATCAGGAGCACATACGGTTGTTTCAATACCTGCTGTTACACCAATATTGTATTTTCCTACAGGTTGAAATTCAGATGGGATTGTAATTTGCATCCATATTTCAGGTTGCTTAGGTAATTGATTATTAGGTAAATTATGACTTAATAAAAATTCCCATTCTGAGTTGTCTTTACAGAATCCCCAAGGTGTATTTCCCCATCTTTGAGATAATAATTTAACATCATATTTATCAGTTTCAATAATAGCTTTTATCAAATCACGACTTCTAGCTCCATATCCACTGTATGTATCATAACAACTACTAATTATAAATAACGGTTTATTCATATAATTTTTTTATTTTAATATATTAATTTATGGTTTATAGAGTTTGGTTTTACTTCATTGCAATTTATCAATTCATATTTTTCTCTTGGTTTCCAAGTTTCAAATAATTCATCAAAAGCTTCTATTACTCTTTCACCTTGATATTCACCTGTAAATCCAGCTTCTTTACTTATTGCCCATTCTCTACCTTTTAATCCTCTACGTCTTAATTCTTCTCTTCCTAAATTATAAACATTCATAATTTGTTCAGCAGCATCTTCTGATGTACATCTGTCATCCCAAATATACGGAGTAACTGGTGAACCAACAAGTGAACGGTTAGTTGGAAATACTGGAAACGCCCATTCTCCACACTCTTTTATAGTGCCATTATGATTAGAAGGGAAATCAGCATCAAAATCAACCCATTTATTGTTTTTAGAAAAACGCATTTGATCTTGCATTCCACCTGTTACATTAGCGATAATTGGACGACCAGCTAATATAGCTTCAGTTAAACTTAATCCCCATCCTTCATTTGATGTTAATAATATTTGAGCATCACTACAGTTATATAATAAATTCATTTCATGAGTATTATATCTATTTGTAGAGAAATAAACATTATATTGTTCACCTTCAAGAAATAATTCTCTAACAGCTTCTAAATCAGTACCATGTTCACTTACAATTTCTGTATGTAATACAAAAGCACATTTTTTAGCTTTTTCAATAGGTAATTGTTCTATGAATAAACGATATGCTAACATAGCATCCGGAATTTGTTTTCTTCTAATATTTCTAGAGTTAAAGAATAATACAAAATCATATTCTTTATTTCCAAATAAATTTTTTCTAAATTTAACTAATTCAGGATCGTTATAATCAAATGGTTTCATTATTTCATGATTTAAACCATGAGGTACATATTTTATAATTTTATTATTAGCTTTATCACCTAATACTAATTTGTTAATATTAACTGTTTGTTTTGAAATACCCATTAATAAATCACAAGCTTCATAATATGCTTTATTATATAATGGAGCTGGGTAGTCATCCCAAATGTTTAAGTATGTGATAGGTATTTTTTTTCTTATTTCACTTTCCATTTGGAAAATATGAGTGAAATAACGAGGATCAGTAATTAACATTATTGCATCTGGTTTTTCAAGTTCAATTAAATGTCTAATTAATTCTTGAGTACCATATCCATCAACTGGATATAAAATAACTGATGAGTCTGTTAAATTTGATATACCATTAGTATCTTGAGATAAGTCAAATCGTTTACCACTATCTGGGTGTTTTATAGATCCTCCAACTACAACCCAATTAAAATGTTGGGCAGTATGTATAACAATCTCTCTCCCAACTGTTGCTACTCCACTATGGACACGTATGTCGTCTGTTACGAGCATGATTTTTTTCCTCTTATCAAGAGGTAAATATTTAAATTCTGAATTCATATAACTTGTTTTTTAATTTAATTAATCTTTTGTTTCGATGTCAATATTAGTATGACTATGGACTTTTTTTCTAAATTCAGGATCTGTTAAGTATAAATGCATTGCTCTATCTGCTAATTTCTGCAGTGAGAATTTGTATTTAACACATGATATTCTAAATTCATCCCATATTGCGCTATTAACTTTAACACTTGTAAGAACTTGTACGTTTTTCATATATTTTATTTTGATTGTTATATATAAATATATGCAGAGATATGAAAAATTAATCTTTTTTTAAAATTTCTTGACCTTTTGAACATAAGTCAGGTTTATCAGCAAAAAAACAATACATGCAATTATCTTTACTCGGATTCATTTCATGAGTTATATCTTTGTACGTTCCATTTGATTCAAATGCTTTGTCAATAAAGTCATAAACCGCTTTTGATGCTTTACCTGATTTAATCTTTCCACTTAATGGTGAAAATGTTTGAATACGACTTTGAGGATATTCTGATTTCTCCCATATTTTTCTTTTTACAATAAAGAATTCTATTTCAACATTATCTACAGGAACATTAAATATCTGACTAAAGTATTGTTTATATAATATTAATTGGAATTGCTTGATTTCATCTTTTTTATTTTTATCATTCCATCCTCGAGTACTTGTTTTGATATCTATAATCTTAAAAGTATTTGTTGGTTCATGATATAACACTAAGTCAAGATAACCTTTATATATTATATTTTTATAGTCAGGGTGGGGTGGTAATTGAATTGGTATTTCACACCCAACCAAATGCCATCCTTTTTTATCGAAATATCCTCCTTTCTTTTTTTTAAAGAATTTTATAATTTCTAAACCATCATCATAAAACTCTCTTAGTTCTTCAGGAGTACTAAAATGAACTTTTTGATTTGATTCATATCCGCTTTTATAAACTTCACTTAATCTATCTTGAAAGTAAGATTCTATATCAATTCTATCAGCTTCAGCTCCACTTTCTTCATAAAATACAGTAATATAATTTTGTAAGGTTTCATGTAACGCTGTTCCAAAAGTAGCATGAATTGATGGTTTAAAACTATAATTTTCTTCTTTATATTGTAACTCCCATTTTTTAGGACAAGACATAAACATAGACATCTGACTATAAGATATTGTTTTTATAATATTCTTATCTAATTCTGGAAAGCTATGTTTCTGAATTTCCTTTATTATTTTTGGTATTTGTTTTTTCAAAATTTATTTTTTCCATTTGTTTCGTAAAACCATCATTGCTATTATTCCGTAATTAGATAAGTCAATAAAACTATCAATCATTGATTCACCTTTAACATAATTTTGTCCATCACGTTTAATTAAGTTTTTTAAACGATTGATTTTATCGTTACATCGTAACCAAATACCAGTTATAGAAAATTTAACATCTTCTTCGTTTTCTAATGTTGAGCCTAAAGCTATATTTTGTATACCATAATCCATCATTTTGGAAGCAAATAATCTGTATTGTTCTTGTTGAATTTGTCTGAATTCATTAGATAATTGAGGATAATTAGTTTCAAACTCATTTACAATATTTTTCCCAAAATCAGGATATAGTTCACTATTTTTTGTCATATAATTAAATCTTTTAAAAGTTTTTTCTGTTCTTTTTCATCTACACCATGTCTGGTTAAAATATCTGTAATACCTTCTTTACCTAGAAAGTAAATATATTCTTTTGCTTCTCCAAGCGAAATAGTATATTCTTTTGCTACGTACTGTAATAAAACATCTGGATTAGATTTTTTGTTTGATTTGGTATATTTTAACCAAACACTTCTCTTAGGTATTATGCTACAGTATATTTTATATACTTTTTCTTTTTCAGTATAGGGGATTGTTTGAACATAGTTAACTATGTCAATGTATTCTTGACTCATTGATAAGTAACGATTTATCATATAAACATTAAATGAAGCTTTATCGTCTTCACTGAATGAGCTCCATTTATGTTTATTTAGAGTAATTTCTTTTAACCAGTCAAATAATGTAAAATTATTGTTCTTTGTTTTCAAACTCTTCTCTTAATTCTTTAGGTAATAACTCAGTTAAAATAGCTCCACTTTCTATATCATAAAATACAGGTATAGGTACTATAGCATCTTCTGATGTTCCAGATACAAATTTAGAAATTTTCTTCAATATCACACCTTCTGCGAATATGCAATTACCATTAGATGAATAAATTGTTTCTGCTGATTTTAAATCAATGTTCAGCTTCATTTGTTTTTGGTTTTCCATTTTATTTTTAATTTATTTTAATTGTTTTGAATAAAAGAATAGATATAATTTTACTAATTAAAGCGCAGAAACAAATTTCCTGATCAATTCTTACAACAGAATGGTATCTGTATTCTTCGATTAAGATAATTATTTCTCCAACATTATTTTTAGTGTATTCATCTATATTGTCGTATAAAAATCTATAAAGGTCGGTATAATCACTTAAATCAGCATCTGCTAGTATTTGGCGTACTGTATTGAATGCAGTTGATTTCGGGTTTTTAAGCACTTCTAATATTTGATTCTTATAGTCATCAGATACGGTTATAGAACTATCTAATTTAATTTCATTATTGACAGTATATTTTTGACATGCATTGATTATACGTCTAAAATCAGGATAGAATTTTTTAATTATACTAACAACATCTTCAGGTGTGTGTTTAATGTCTTCAATATTTAATATATTGTCTACATGTTTGGCTATAACCTTTTTAGATGGTGGTTCTAAATCAAATTCTTGACATCTGCTACGAAGTGGTTCAATTAAACGTTCTGGGTAGTTACCTGTTAAGATGAAACGAGTATTTATACTATACGTTTCCATCATATTAAGTAACATTACTTGTGATGCTTGAAGAATATGAGTTGCTTCATCCAGTATTACTATTTTAAGAGGTTTAAATGATCCAGCTGAAGCGAATGATCCAACTTTATCTCTCATAACATCTATACTTCGTTCATCAACAGCATTAAGAAATAAATAATCACAATTAATATTATTTGCTAATATTTTAGCTAAGGTTGTTTTACCTGAACCTGGTCTTCCAGCTAATAAGATATGAGGTATATCTTGATTATTTATAAATTCTTGAAATTTATCTTTATTTCCGTCTGAGCAAATATAGCCTTCTAAAGTATCAGGTCTCCATTTTTCGTTCAAAATTGTATGTTGTTTCATAACTTTTATTTTTTTTGTTTTAATGATCTCCGTAAATGTTATACTTTAATGGTGGTGGTTCTACTGTTTCTTCATCTATAACATATAATTTACCACCAAATGGATCTAGCATAAATTTAACATGCCTTTGAATTACATTAAAATACATGTCTAAGGTTATAGTGAGGGAAGAATATATCTTCCCATCACTTAATAACTTCCATGTATCACCTTTGCCTACTTGTCTTTCAGCTATTTGTACATATTTTTCTTTCATACCTTAAATTTAATACATTCCTCCCATATCTCCAAACCCTTCATTAGATTTCTTTTCTTCAGGTTTATCAACAATAGTTGCTTCTGTTAATAAAACAACACCTGCTACTGATGCAGCATTTTCAAGAGCACAACGTGTTACTTTAAATGGATCAATGATTCCGGCTTCTTTCATGTCATCTAAACCTTCTTGTTTTAAATTCCATCCGTGCCAATAATTACCATTATTTACTGAGTTAAGTGATATATAAATATCTTCTTGTTCATAACCAGCATTTGACAGAATTTTCTTAAATGGTGATGAACATGCTTCCCAAACAATTTTGGCTCCTATGTTATCTTTAAAATTAATTCCTTTTCGAGCATGTAACAAAGTAATACCACCTCCAGGTACAATACCTTCTTCAATAGCGGCTTTAGTGGCATGTAAAGCATCATCTACTCTATCTTTCTTTTCTTTCATTTCAGTTTCAGTATTTCCACCTACATGAACAATAGCTACACCACCAATAAATTTAGCTAAACGCTCTTGAAGTTTTTCTTGTTCAAATAAACTTTTAGAGTTTTCAATTTGAATTTGTAATTCTTCAATTCTTCTATTTATAGCTTCTTCATCACCTTTACCATCAACAATTGTTGTAGTTTCTTTCTGAATAGTAACTACTCTTGCTTTTCCGAACCAGTCAGTATTGAATTTTTCTAATTTCATTCCTTTTTCACTGCTGACAACTTGACCTCCAGTTAATATAGCGATGTCTTCAAGAATAAGTTTTCTTCTATCTCCAAAATCTGGTGCTTTAACAGCACATACTTTTAGAATGTTTCTAGCTTTATTAACAACAAGTGTAGCTAATGCTTCTCCGTCAATATCTTCAGCTATAACAAGTAATGATTTATTTTGAGATGATACATTTTCCAATATAGGTAAAAGTTCTTTTACTTGATTGATTTTTTTATCTACAATAAGAATTAATGAATCGTTTAAGGTACTTGTCATTGAATTATTATCAGTAACAAAATATGGTGATTTGTAACCTCTGTCAAATTGCATTCCTTCTACAGTTTCAAGATATGTTTCACCTGATTTGCTTTCTTCAATATGTACTACACCTTCACGACCTACTTTTTGCATCGCTGTCGCGATTAATTCACCGATTTCAATATCATTGTTTGCTGAGATTGAAGCGATTTGTTTAAGTTGATCTTCAGATGAAATATTTTCTTTGATTTCAGTTTTAATAAAATCAATTACTTCCTTTACAGCTTTGTCAATACCACGTTTAATTTCAACTGCGTTAGCTCCATTGTTTAATTGATTTAAACCTTGTCTAATCATTTCAGATGCTAATAAAGTAGAAGTAGTTGTACCATCACCAGCAATGTCAGCTGTTTTAATAGCGGCTTGTTTAACCATTTGTACTCCTAATTCTTCAATTGGATCTTCAAGTGAAATAGATTTAGCTACTGTAACTCCATCCTTTGTACTTGATGGATATTCACCTGGTCTAGCGATAACTACATTTCGACCATTAGGTCCTAATGTCGCGGTAACAGCATTAGATAATTTTTCAATACCGTCAAATAATTTTTTCCTGGCCTCTGGCCCAAATTCTATAACTTTGCTCATAATTTTAATTTTTAATCTTCAATAATAGCTAATACTGTGTTTTCAACACACACATAATATTCTTCTCCCTCATGCTCTACTTTAACAGGGCCCATTTGAGGTAAAATAACTTTTTGTCCTACTTTAAGTTGTGTTGGGAGTAATTCTCCTGTGTAAGAAAGTTGGCCTGGACCTACTGATACAATTGTACCACTAAGGTTTCGCTCTTTTCCTAAATCGGGGACTATAATGTTTCCATACGTTGTTTCTTCTTCACTGAACGGTTTTACAATGATTGCATTGAATGTTGCTTTTATCATAATTTTTATTTTAAATAACTTGTTTTATATAAATATGTTGTTTAGGAGTCTTTGGCGATTAGGTAATAAGTACTAGTTAATGTTTTTTCTTCGTTTGAAAATTCTAACTTCATTATCCCATCTAAATTAATATACATTTCACCACTATGCATATCTTTATTACAATACATTATTTCTTTAATTATATCTGAATTGTATTGTATTTTAAAGTTTTCTGGTGTATTTATTGTTTCAACATTAGGTATAAAGAATGAGACTTTATTTGCATGTTCTACATTTCCACCAAACTCTAGTTCAATCATATAATCACCATCATCATTAAGAGATGGTTTGATTATTACTATTTCACTTTCATTTACTGCTGTTTTAGCTTTAACAATGGAGTGTATACTATCACTATCTATTGTAGCTTTAATATTAAAATTAATATCATTAACTACCTCACCTGGTTTTGGTATGATTATTAAGTCAGCTAAAGTATAATTAAGCGTGAAATTATTATCAGCGATGATTAATTTGTAAGGTGTATTGTTGTGTTTAATATACTTTACATCTAATGAGTTATTAGTAATATTTATCAGTTTATTTAACTGTGTTGTATTACTTATACCTATTTTAGAATCTTCTAAAGGGAAATTATGAAATGAAACATTACCTAACATCTCTTTAGATGGAGATGAAAATTTAATGTTTAATGTATTATCTTTAATATCCCATATGACTGATTCATTCATACCATTTAGATAATACTTGGATATTGCTGATGTTAATTCTAATTTTTGTATCATATTATTGAATATAGTAAATATTGTTTATATTACCAAACTTTTTTAATTAAATTTAAAGAATTTATTTATGTTTTCGTTGAACACAACTGCTCCCCACCCTAAATCTTCATATAAATTCATAATTTTATTTTTTATAACTGAATCAAACATTTGATTTCTGTCAATATATTTTTCTATAAATTCTAAGACATCAGGAGAGTCATTGTACCCATTTAGTCCTAATACTTCTATACGATATGGGTTTTCTTTTAAATAAGCTAAATACATTTTATCTCCTACTTGAAACGTATCATATTGTTTAGTTTGTTTTTTAAACCTTATCAAATCGTTTGTGTATATAGCACCTTTAGTATTAGTCGGACATTTTAAAGCCAATTTAGAAAATATTTCTCCAGTTGTTGGTTTTTGTGAGATGTATTCATCTAATTTTTTTAATCCAGTTGGTTTAAGTAATTTTTTCCAAGATATTACATCAAGTGATTTTCTAAAGTCAAGTATGTATTTATCAACATCTGATTTAGGAATATTAAATAATATTTTCTTAATTAATTCTTCTCCAAAATCTCTAAACAATGGTGGGAAATTAGATTTCATAATATCTAAACCTTTCATATCTAGAGCATCTTTATGATCTGAAGGGATAGGAACACCTTCTTTATTTACAATCCACATAGCGTATCTACGCTTACCTGACCAATAAGCTTTCTTTACAATTACCTCTTGTTTTAATTCAAAGTAATGTTTGCTCTGGATATTAAATACTTTCTTAGATATGTTGTCTAGATTTTGATTAGCTTCAGTAATGAGTTCTTGAGATAATTCAATTAATTTACTAATTTTTTCTTCTTCATCTGTGACATCAGGATATTTTAAATTAAGTAGATCTTTTAATTCAATATATGCAGAATCAGTATCTGATGCTATTACAAATTCTTTTCTACCATTATTTATAATGTTTTCTAATTTGTCATTTATGAATATGATACTCTCTTTAGTTAATCTTTGACCACTGTTAGTAATAGATGATGAACATATTTTATATCCGTCTGTATATCTCCAACCATTAATGGCATAAGTACCATACAATGCGTTTTGTAAGATCTTAAAGGCAAGTTGATATAGGTCATATAATTTATAATTTTCCCAATCTTCTTTTTTACCTGCTTTTTTCTTGAGTTCACGATAGTGTTCTCTTTGTTTGAACCAATCCTCTAACACTTCACATGATATACTTTTAATATCGTTTCTATAAAATGCTCCACTAGCTGAAATAGACCAGTTATTTTCTTCTATAATTTCAATTAAGTCTTTAACTTTGATTTGACATTCTTTTAAAGAATATGTTTTATTACTTAACTTCTCAATGTTTAAAATAGTGTCTGGTTCTAATTGTTTTAATTGCTCTAATGAGTTATATTGTTCATAGTTATCTTTAGTAATTATTCTCCCCATTAATGTCTCAATACCTAAGTTTAGGGATTTAATAATACTTGGATATAGACTGGTAAAGTCAGCATCACTAACATATGAATATAAACCTGGTGTTGGTTCTAAAAGATACCCACCAGCATATGAATCTTTTTTTCTTACTGATTTTAAACTACGTTCTTTTAAAATATTAGATTTAGTTCTTATCTGACATTTTCCAGATTTATCATCTACATAAGTAATTGTACCTTCAATAGTTGGAGTACCTCGTTGATGTTGTACTTCATCACCTATATTAAGTTCTTTAATAGATTTATTAGTTGTGGTAGGTTTATTAGGTGATACTATTCCTTTTCTTTTAAGATAAGTTAATATAGCACCCTCATTTAACACAGTGTTATAATAAATCGATTCATAGGGAACATGACATAAATGACATATCAAGACAGTTAATTTAATAAATTGTAATTTATTCTCTAACGCCTCAATGATTTCAACGTCACGTAAATTATACTCAATGAATTTGTCTGGATCTTCTCTGAATAATTTATCTAGTGATCCGTTATATTCTATTTTACCTAATTTAACGTATTTTAAGCCTATATCTCCTAATTTGTAAGATGGTTCTTCTTTCATAATGTATTTTTTAACTAACATCATGTAATCTAAACTGTTAACACCACCTAAAGTGATTGGAGATTGTGGTGAATAAGGACTGTCATTTATCTTTTTAATTGGAGATAAATATAAAACTAAGTCATCACCTAATACTTTTTTAATACGAAAATATAAATAAGGTATATCAAAGAAATCACTATTATATCCTACAACAATTGTTGGATCTAAAGTAATCCATAAATCTAAAAATTTACTTAGTAAATCTTTTTCTGTCAGACATGGTATAATTTCCTTATTATCCTTATTTACATGTTCTATTGTTTGTTTATCATCTAATATTAGACAATATTTCTTACCAGTAGTAATATCAATTAAGGCTATGGAGGTAATTTTAGCGTTGGCATCTCTAATAGACTGAGATGTAAGGGTACCTAAAATTTCAATCTCAATATCAAGGTAAATGGTATTATGAGATGTAGGAGCTGAATCGTCCTTATAATATAAATCTCTTAATATTGCTAATTCTTTCTGGATATCTTTTTCTAGAATTGTAGGATCATTCCAATCAAATTTACCTGTTATTGGTGAACAACTGTCACCAAATAATGTTTGATATTCACCATCACGATCTAATTTATAGACTGTAGGGTAGTATTTAAAGGATGACCAACCTTTCTTATCATCCCTTAAATAACATGTTCCTTTATCCTCTCCAGAATGAGAGTAGTAAATACCTTG